TTGCCATTTAAATTCAGTCATGGTATGCCTAATATGATTTATATAGAATTAATCAAGGTTTGTTATACAAGTCTATTGAACAAATATATGCAATTATTACGGATGAATACACATATTTGAGGAGACTATAATCTTTATAGTTAACACTAGATTTAATTTTCCCAAGGCTATACACTCCAGAGACGAAAACACCTTCTTACTAATTAATAAGAAGGTCTCTTAGCGCGAATATTACGTTGAAATTACTACCGAAGTCAATATCGTAGTTCCGATAAGTAGTCAAGCCAGAAACTTTCATAATCTGTCTAATTCTATTACTTTAGAAAAACTACACGCCAAATAACGTCGTCTTGATAAACGTTTAAATATCTTAAATATATGAAACAAAGTGTATCGAAAGTCAGAAACACTTTGTACATATCGTTAGAAAGCAAGTCGAATACAGCGTATAGGTAGTGAAATGCCCCCCCCGTTCGGCGGCCTCACATAGTTAACGGTTACGCCTTACAGTGGTATTCTCAGTCAAAGATCGACTAATAGTTGAGTTTGGATTACCAATTTGATCACTTACAAGCTTCGGTACCGTTCTTGGAAGCTGCTTATCCATTTCATCTTTAACAATGATCCGGACTGTTTGCTCATCCAGTTGTTCGGCTTCAACTGTCGCCCCACTCACCTGATTAATCACTTCAATTTTGAAATTGATTATCGATGAAGCTGGCTCAATTGAAGGCTTAATCTCAGCTTGAGGGCGTGAAGCACGTCCTGAAGTAAAGTCCTGAACATCATCCAGATTTGAGCGATCCAGAACTAAACCATTGGATGAGAAATAGACTTTACCGTCATGGAACAGGTCAGAATTTGCCGAAGAAGCTAACTTAGGTGTGTCTCTATTACCCTTATAAATAATCTGAGTATCTTGAACCGGTTGATTAAAGATATCAGATTGCTTTTGGCTTTCTATAAAGGCATTAGAGCTCATCATTGCACGGCGCATGACACTATCAGCTGAAGCATTGTTATTGAGAAAAGCTTCAGGGTTTGCACTCTTACGCATTCTCTCAACTAAACCAACACCACCCCAACGTTTAATGTCTTCTTGGGACCATACAATCTCGCCTTTGTGCACAGCTCCAGCAACTTCATATTTCCCACCTCGACCAGTGTAGCCACCTTCAGCAAAGCCTTGATCTTTGATTGCCCGGATGTTTGCAATGATGCTTGCACCTTGTGCAATAGCACTTGCAATTAATGGGATATTTGCTGGAAAACCAACACTAGCCGCCTTTGCAATACTTTGCTGAATAGAAATACCTGCAGCTGCAATGGCATAAGCTTTATCAGCAGCAAACATGATCTTGTATGCTTTTGATTGCTCGCCAAACATTGAACCAAACATCGATGTGAGTGAACCCATCATTTGGCCACCAAATGCAATTTGAGTGTTCAAGCGATCTTGTTGATACTTATCTTCAATATCCTGAGCATTCTTTGCATATTCAGCAGCAATCTGATTACGTTGATCTTGAGCAGCTTGAATGATAGCTGTTTTCTGGTTTTCGTAATCCTGCTGCTTAATTAGTCCAGCTTCGAATTGAGCATTCAAACCATCTAAAGAGTTTTGCTCATTCAGGTCGGTAGCAGCAAATTGACTATCTGCTAAATCATTTGCAGCATTTAAACGGCTAAATCGTTCCTGATCCTGTCTGAAAAATTCTCCGGTACCATTCATATCGGCTTGGATATTACCCCAGTTTTGAGCAGCATTATTCACTTTATCGCGTGTCTCTTTATCCTGATTGGCTTTAGATAATGCGATTAGCTTTTGCCGCTCTTCTATAGAAAGCTTGGTATTCTTAAGAATTTCCTCCCGTTCGAGTCTGTACCTCTCCTGCATGGCTTGGGTTTCAGAAAGCAATGATAAACGTGCCTGAAATAAACGCTGTTCCTGAGCTAGTTTTAATAACCCTAACTCTTGCTGTTTTTGCTGTTCCAGCAATTCAACGGCTTGCTTCTGCTCAGACTTACTTAATTCAATGTCATGAGCTGCATTGAACTTTTTACGGTTAAAGCTCTCCTCAAGTAACTGCTCCTCGGTTTTCTGGAACTCCTTATAGTCTTCCAGTTTGCTTCTAATTGCTTGTTTGGCAATAGCCACATCATTATCAGCACGGCGCTGTAATTCTGCCTTAATTTCAGCTGTTCGTTCTGGTGAGAACCCAGCCTTATCAACATCTTCCAATCTAACTTGTAAATTATTCTGGATGCGCTGAACTTCAGTGGCTACTTCATTTTCTAGTGAACGCTGAGCATCTAGTTGACGTTCTAGTTGAGACTGAATGTCACCAGCTGCCTTATCACTGCCCTTACTCGCACCGCCTTTCACCTTGCTCTGCATCTTGGGAGATTGATGTAGAAGCTTAAGAGACACTCCATCCTCAAAGATCACTTCACTGACATAACCACCTCCCTTGCTGTCATACCATGTCTTGATATCTTTCACAGCAACATTGGTCGTGATTGGTGTTCCTTCAGGCATTGAAAAATCAATACCCTTATGAAATGAAGAAGCCCCTTTAGTAGGGGCTTTCCGTGGACCATAATTAGAACTGATCTTGTAGGAAGTTAAAGGTTTACCACCTGCCTGCAAACGTGCCAGATGTTCATTAGAAACTTTCTGTCCCGACATTGAACCACCATATCGGACGTCAAGATGTGGACCAGTGCCAATACCGGATTGACCGGAAATACCGACCAAGCGTTTAGTAAGTTTTGCTTGTTTTTCAATTTCCTGCGTCTGCTTTCTTTTAGCTTCAGTTAATTTATCTTCTCGCTCCTGTTGTTCTTCGATGATCTTGAGATTTCTAAGTGCGCTATCAATTTCATCTTTAGACAAAATTGCACTCATTCCTTTAGCTTTTTGCAGTTCTAAAATGGCATTAGCTTGAGCAACAGTGTAACCTTTATCAAGCCAACCTGATTTATAGATTGAATCAATAACGCTATCTTTTTGCTTGGCTTGATAATCTTGCAAAGCCTTAGTTGCCTTTTCTGCTTCAGTAGCAGTATTTCCTAAAGCATCCGCTTGTTTTTGATGCTGAATTGCCGCATTTTGTGCTTCATTACCTCCAAGTTTCACCTCAACTCTTAATAATTTAAGTTTCTCAGCTGATAAACTTGCTTTAGATGCATTGTCATCATACTGCGCAGCCTGTTTTTTCAGATTTTCATATAGATCTGTAGGCAACTTAATTTTATTTAGACGTTCAATGGCTTCTGTATAGCTGATAGTTCCAGTTCTCGCTTCTTGGGAAATTTTTTCAACCTCCCTATTTCCTCGTGCATAGTTCTCGATATCAATTAATGCAGACCCTACAGCACGCGATGATTTCTCTAATGCTTTATTTTGTGCATTAAAAGCAGTAGTTAAATCATTAACTGCTTTAGCCTTATCATTGCCAGTTAATTTTTTTAACTCCTCATCAGCTTTCTCAGCAACTTTAGCTTGTTCAGCAAGCTTTTGCTTTGCCTCCTCTGCCTTATTATTAAAATAAGAATAGGCTGCCGCTAATCCCATTACTCCTAATGTTGCAACTCCAGCCCACCCACCAATTAATCCAAACGCCCCTTTAGCTAGTCTCCCTGCAATTGAAGTTGCAGTATTTAGCTTAATTTGAGCTGCTGTTTGTGCATTTGTAGCAGCAGTTACTGCTGCCTGTGCTTGTGCGTATCGAGTTGCTGCCGCTGTTGCGCCAAATTTAGCTTGGGTTTCTGCATTTGTTGCTCGCACATTCGCGAGATGAGCTTTTGCTGCATTCAAAGCAGCGGTAGCTTCTGCATATTCTGCTTGAGCATTTAATACAGATGCTTGGCGGCTCGCTAAAGTTGAAGCCATTCCCTCTTTAATAGCAGCGCTCTTCATCAAAATTGCACGAGTGATATATCCAATACCAACTACTAAAGCCCCATCAGCAATTAAATCTAAATTACTTGCAAGAGTTTGAACTGATCCAGCTAATACCTGTGCCGCACCACTTCCCTTACCTGCTTCGCCAACAAATTTTGTGATCTCGTTGTTTAGGAGTGTGAGAGACTGCCCGATTGTGATATCTGTTTTAGCAAAAAGAGCATCAACATCAGATTCTACATTTCTAAGCGCTTTTACAATTTCTTGTGAAGTAATTTTTCCTTCAGCTGCTACTGAACGTAATTCACCTACAGTAATACCCATACCTTTAGCAATAGCCTTTGCTAGTGCTGGGGTTTGCTCCATTACAGAATTAAGTTCTTCTCCACGCAACGTTCCACTAGCCAAGGCCTGCCCGAACTGAACTAAAGCTGCATCAGCAGCTTCTGCGCTTGCACCACTAATTGCTACAGCTTTAGAAACTGTTTCAGTTAAACGTGCTGTGTCATCCATTGTGAGGTTTAAAGTTTTGGCATTATCACTAAAACGCTGGTAAACCTGTAACACAGAATCCCAAGCTGAATAGGTTTTTTGAGCAATTCGGAAAGTGTCTTCCGTTGCTTTATTTAGTTCAACTTGATTGTTAGTGACTAACTTAAGGCGATTTTGTAATCCAGTATATGTATCCATCTTTGAAATGGCTGAACCTACTGTTAATAAACCAGCCATATACCCTGCTAGTGCACGAGTTGCTACAGACATCCGGTCCATAGATTTCGAGGCGAAATCCCCTTTTTTGGTGATGCTATCCAATTCAACTGATAAGTCTTGTGCAGTGCGTTTCGCACGTTCCGAATCAATAACAATTACTAAGCGAGCTTCTTGAGCCATTTGACTTTCCTCTAGGCAATAAAAAACCGCCATAAACGGCGGCAATAAATCGAGACTTAACTAGGCAATACTTTTTGACTTTTCCAAGATCCATGAAGTTATCTCAGCCCCTAGATCTCCATACATTAATAATTGATAAGCTGATTTTGGCGAATAACGCGTTTCTTTTTCACCAGCTATTCCTGTTTTTGAAAGTTCAATATTTTCCCAATCCTGTATAAGATGAGTTGCGATAATTTTGGCAAACTCTTGGGCTGATAGCATGGCACTCATTCTAAAAATACTTTTTTTGGTACAAAGCATTTTATAGGCCTCACCAAATTCAGGATCAGAAAAAGGCTTAATCCTGAAACATCCAAAAACTTGATCATTTTTCTTAAAAACAAACCATTTGGATTTATCTGTCATATTTGCTTCCAAAATTTCGGTAATAAAAAACCGACCATTGATAGGTCGGTTTTAGGCTTTAATCGCTGCAATGATTTCAGGTAATTTCCAGATTAGAATTGGTATGGAAAACAAAATTAAAAAGGCAATAATTGTCTGCCATAAGCCATACTTTTCAATAGACACTTTCATAAGCTCCACTATTGGTTTAAAATGCTCCATATAGATTTACTTTCCTCTTACTTTCGTCGGTGGGTGGAATGAAAAACCCCAGTAGTTAGCGCTACTGGGGTTTTGTTTTGGGTATTAAAAAACCCACTCGATGAGTGGGTTTTGTTAAGTTGATTTTATTAGTGACGAATCAGACTACCTGAAATTTCAAGTACTTCCATCAATCGACTTGACTCCATCAGTGGGTGAAACCAACGGTCGCCATAATGTTGATTACCTGTTGTGTAGCTTATGGTTTTTAAATCATCACTAATGATTTTTCTATTAAGAGGTCCTCTTAAATCCATTGTTCGAGTGAGTTTTAGAACTGCAATATTGGTTTTAAACGCATATTCAGCTAAGTAGTGACCTTGTTCATTACTAAGCATGTGTATTGCACGATAGATTTTGCTTGTCACAAAGTTTTGGGAAATAATTGCATCTACCAGATCCTTAACCAAACCCAATGTTTCATTATCAAACAAAGAACCTTGAGCCTTCTTCTCTGCACTACTGTACATCGCAATCAGATGATGAACATATTCCACTGCAACAGGAATCATGTCATATGGGATTTCATCAATATGCTGAACATTGAAACGCTGATGAACTAATTTATAAGCATCGCTGTAATTCAAATGCTTAGTTTTAGCTACAAGAAGATTTACAGCATTGGTTAGGGGTTCACGTTCGGATTTGTGGGTTTTGGCAACTGGTGTGCCAACTTCTTTATCTAAAACATCAAGTACCCACTTGCGGAATTGCTTCGCTACAGCAGTACGAGCAAACATGGCTATTAGGTGGCAACCACGTAGTGAGAAAACTCGAACTTTCTTTTTTAAATTTCGTGTTTGTTTCGAGGTCACTGAATCAGTGACCTCGATATTCCCTGCTGTCACGGATTCGATGATTTGAGTCATTGAATCTGTGAACTCATCTTTATTCGCGTTATAAAGATTACTTACAGATTTAACACTTTTATAGCTCAACGCCTGCGCCAACTCACCCGCTGTTAGGTAAATTTGTCCATTATCTCGAACAACAGGGTTAAATTTCACTTCGTTAAAGCTTAATGCTAAACTAGACATGTCTATATCCTCATAAGTGTAGACAAAAGGCTCTGATCTCCGTCGAAAGTTATCAGGGCTTTTTTATGACATCAAAATTGATATCACTTGACTATAATTTATAGTGATATTACTCTTGATGTCAAGCATCGAGGAACAAAATATGTCTCAATCAGATTTAATCAGGTTTCCTGCCAGATTAGACCCCCAAATACATAGTGATCTACTTACTTACGTAAAGCAGCAAGGCGGGTCAATTAATACAGCTATTAATAATCTATTGCAGTTTGCACTTAGATACGGCCTTCAAGGTGAAGGTAGCTTGTTAGACTCTTATTTACCCGATTTGAAAACAAACTTAGGTAAAGCTGAATTTATTATTGAGCAATTTATTCATAGTGAAATCTCATCTGAATTTGATGATCTTACCAATGGTCAAAGATATCAGGATTATATTTCAACCAAAATAGAAGAACTTGAACCACATGATAAAAAGCTTCTGGCCGAGTTAGCTGGTTCCTTGGCTAGAAAAAAAGCACCCTAGGGTGCTTTTTTAATTACGATAGCAACCAAATCAACCCGATCAACAATGCTACACCCACCATTAATCCTATTATCCATTCAGATGCTGGATAGCTAAGAATCAAATTATTATCTTTTTTCGAATCAATAACTTTAGTTGGATACTTGGGTTCAGGGTGGCTTGGTTTGACTGTTTTAACTGACTTATTGCTCGGCGGTGGTGGAATGCCTATATGCTCTTTACTGCGAGCAATAGATCTTTGCTTCAAAAAGTTATCATTTACCTTTTTAATTTCCTGTTCGCTTAAATTCCCCTCTTTTGAAGCTACTTCATCATCATCGGGAGACAGAGGGAAGTAGATTTCAACTAAATCTCGAACAGAAATATAGTCACTATTAGGTAGAGCCTTAAGTAATGATAAAAATCTTTTAAACGGCTGTTTTTTATAGGCCCTATTGTAATAAGCCTCTAATTTTTTCTCTAATGTAATAATTGGTCGATTTGCTGTATAAGCCACCTTATAAGTGTAAGATATATTGCTTAAAGCATTCTTATGCTTGCCCTCTAGTCTTAAGACATTTGCCATATCTTCATGTGGTGAGGAGTCTAGAACCAGTGTTTCTGTTTTAGAAAAACCCATCTTACTAGCATGCTTTAAATAGGAATTTTTTTGATCGTTTAAATGTTTCCACGCATCGTCAAAACGCCTTTCTTTAATAGCAATCTGTGCGAGTTTCTTGCTATTAGCGGCTTGCCCCAGATAGTCATCCAATATCATATCTATTCAGCCAATTAAATATACTATGTGATTTAAATAAGTTAGTTTTATCAAATAACTACTACTATTTAAAAAGGCAGCCTAGGGCGCCATGTGATTTGTTTACTTGCAGACTTTTGACCAGACTTCGTTAAAGGTCGTTTGATCTACTTGAGAAGTTTCATTTTCAATTATTGTAAGATCAGGTGTTCCAATAAAACGAACAAAACCTGTATATGCTCCAAAGCTATTTTTTGAATTTACTTCGCCACACATACCATTCATATTTCTAAATTCAGCAGAACCAGGGTCCTTTAATAAGGCCTTCACTGACTCTTGAGCCTTCATTTCTTTGAATGCATTAAGTTCTTGTGCGGTTGGTTCTTTCTTACCACACCCCACCAACCCAAGACCAATTAAACCCGCAGCCAATATTTTTTTCATGAATTTCACCGTTTGTTATAAAGTGTACTAACTTTAACAAACTGGTTACTAAATGTCACATAAAGGAAAACCACCCGAAGGTGGTTTCTATCAAATAAAACTAACTAAGCTATTTCACAATTGGTTTGATGCCATGAATGGTTATTTCCATATGAAAAACTAATTTCACTTGGTACTAAAGTTCGTTCCTGATGATTTAATGACTCAATCATACTTCTTAGTTTGCCATCACCTTGAACATGCTCTTTATATAATGCACGAAGTAATAGCTCAGTAGGTTTACCAATTAAACCGCGATCAGCTTCCCAATGTCTAATACTAGTCTCACTGACTCCTAAAAGCCCAGCAAGATTCTTCTGTGACAAGTTTAGTTCTTTACGTAAAAAACGAATTTCCTCACCATTCAAGTCAGGCTTTTGCGTAATTAAGAACAACCCAATGGCATTATGAAGCTCATGAACAGATTCAATAGATACGAGTTCACCATAGTCTTCATCATTTTCAATTGTAAATCCATTGCGCAGCCAAATATTGCTCAGACCGCATTCTTCATAGTGATACATAATTTAGCCTACTCTCTAAATGTAGTGACTACTACTGAGAATTCACCGTTCTCGCTCTGCTTGATTGCAACAGCTGTTGTTATGTATTCGCCTGCAGTGCGAACAGAAACATTTAACTGGCAATCACCACGAGTATTTGGGTACGGCCCCTCAGTAATATCTCCATGCTCAAAACAGCAAATAATTTGCTTCATAGAGATACAGCGTTCTTTCATTCTTTCTTTTGCATGTGCAGTTAACTTGATTTTGCTAGTATCTCTAGCAAATGCTCTAAGTTTTTGTTTAGCTTCAGTTAATGTTAAACACATACAAGCAAACACCAAGGTTCTTGGAAAGAGTAAAAGAATGCTGAACCGTCAAATATTGACGGTAAGGTGATTATTCATCATTTGATAATCACGCGCAACACCTTAAAGGTAATTTTCTGTCAATCCAGATCAAGTATTTTGTAACATCGACTGCGTTATTTTGAGTCGCGTTTAAGAGCAACTGCTTAATTGTTTGACGTTTTGACCAAATTAGGCTTTTCAGTCCCTGGCAATACCTAATTTGGTCACTTACCTTTGCTTTTGGTTGATATCTTCTTATGGCACTCCTCCAAAAACAAATTATCCAACGCAAAAATACAGTCATTAAAAATATGAGCAGCCACTGGCAAATCATTATGCTCAGCATAGACATTGATAGCCTGCTGATCTAAAGATAACGGTATGCTTTGCTCATAACGTCTGGATCGACATATAGTGCTAAATGCCGAAAGAATTGAATCAGCCGCATACGAATATTCTGGCGGATCCGGAATACGGCCGCCTAAGAACTTGATTTGCTCGATTTCGTGCGGCGTTTTCGACGCATACGTTTTTTGGTATTTGTAGAGCTCAATGACTTTCCCAGAATTAAAGCCTTGTCCTTGTCGGCTTCTTCTTGAATCTTCTGGGCCTGCTCTTTAATGAACAACCAGATTTGAATGCCGATATCACCCATATTCAATAATTTCGAAGCATTCTCAGGTGTATAAGGTTTTTCGGACTCCACTGTTTTACCGGCTACGATTTCGGCAAATACCACGCCCTTCCAGTCTTCAATTAAATGAGCAGCACAGGCATCCATCAACAGCTCATGGTAGAGCTTAGCGTTTTCATCTTTGACCATTACATCATAACCCTTAGAGGAGATCTGGTTACCTGCTCGCTCTATTGCTACCTGAAAGGGTTTATACGCGACACCCCGGACTTTGAACTCTGCCAATACCTGTCCATCAGTTCCTTTATATTCACACCACTTAGAAACATCCGAGCTTTTAATAATTCCGACTTTTAAAGCCATAGCAACCTCTAATTTTTAGAAATAAAAAAGCCCATGGGATTCCATAGGCTTTGTTATTGATTAAGTTGATTACACAAGAGCACGTACAATCGTTGGACTAGTACGCACTTGGGCAAAATTGATATCTATTGTAATGATGTCATCGCCACCACCATCCGGGTGATTTGCTTCCTTAACTTCAAGTTGCGGGAAGTTAAACGAGTACTTACTGCCTTTGCTGTCTGTAATATCAAAGGTCAATGTAAATACATCACGGGTTTTAATGGCATCTATCCAAGCAGCAGATGTTGCTGAAAACATGAAATTGGCATTTACACCAATATCCATCATTTTTTCTAAGTAGAACTCAGGCGTGTACTTGCCCGAACCGATACAACGGATCGCTTCCAGATTATTACTAAAGTTGATGGTGAGTGTCTGCAGACAAGCTTTACCTTGAATTGACTGACCATTAATAAGTAGCTTTTCAACGTTCGGCATACTCACCAGAGGGCGAGTCGATGCTGGAATAGGATTGGTAACAGGATTAACCTGCTGTCGCGTAAATGAGTTACCTACAAGACCAAAGTTACCGGTGATTTTGCCTGTGGTCTGGATCGTCATTTCACCTGTATTCACTTGAATACCGCGATAAATAAAGACTTGACCAATATCTTCAAAGACTTTTACTAAGGTAAGTGACTTACGGACTCCACCACCAAAACTTAAAGCATTACCAGCCCAGTTGTTGAATGCTAGAACATTTAAGAATAAGTCAAAGGTACCTAGAGATAATTCAAACTCTAGTTGACCAGTTACTTCGGCTTCCGTTACTACAGCACCTTGGCGAAAACGTGAATCAACTACTTCACTGCTATCTTCAGTAGTAACGTTTTCAGTCAAACTATCAGTAACACGGCGAACAGTGTACCAGACTGGATTTGCCGGAGTAGTTCCTAAAACTGCTTCCTCACAAGCATATAATCGAATTTTTGCGCCTGAACTCATTTATGGTTCTCCAAAATTTAGGCATAAAAAACCCGCTTCATCAGCGGGCAGTTATAAAAAATGGGCATAAAAAACCCGCTAAATTTGCGGGTTTTTAATATGTTGCATCTGTGTCGGAGATCTCTGGCGGTTCCACACCATTCAAGGCTGCAGCTACTGCCTGAGATAATTTAGTCGGCTGGAACTCCAATGGTGTTTCACTCAACGGTTCTTCAGGCTCTGGTTCGGGTTCTTCATGCAATCGAATATCAATCCAGCGAGTTTCTGGAATATCTACAGGATTATCGAAATCAGGAATAATTGAGGCTGTTTCGATATCAAATTTTTTCTTGTAGGTTTTTACTGCAATATCCCCATCTTCATGCTGCTCATATGACACAGCAACAAGAACATTACCGTTAGCATCTTTAGGCATTTCAATGTACCAGCCCTCTTTAGCAAATCCGAGAGAACCTTTTATCAGGTAGTCACCTGTACCTAACTTTTCAAAGTTAATCGGCTGTTTTGAGGCATCTTCATTGAGTTCAAGTGAATCAGCAAATAGTCTTGCAATCGGTGAAGCTGCCTTGTAAACCCCGTTCGAATCAACAGTGAACCCCTTGGAGCGAAGTTCGCCAGAAGTCTCAACAGTAACCAATTTGCCGCTGGTCGCGCTGTTATCGGTCGTATAAACGATATTGTTCTTGCTCGTATAAACGATTTGCTCTGCTTTACTTAAAGTGTCAGTGGATGGCACATAATTCCATGCAATTACAGCCATACAATTGGCGCGTGTTGAGGTGTAATATGGTAAAAATAACTCCGTACCTGTAAATTCTCCACGAGTAACCACGATAGAAGGTGCATAAGCAGCTATATAGGGATTTGTATAAATACTAGTGGGTGCATTCTTAAAACGAGTCTTTTGTCCCCCTGCTTTATAACCAGCATCAATATCATTTCCGGCTTCTGAAGTTGGAGATCCACCATAACCTAAGTTAGATAAACCATAAGAACCATAAGCTGCTACATTACCGCTTTCTACTCCAACACCTCTTGTTGCCGCTGCACCTAAGCCCGTAACTTGAGTCCAGTCTGGAGTGAGGTTTGGAATGCCCGAAGCAAAAGGCAGCATAAATTGCCGCTTACCTTGAGATGAGTTATAAACAAAAGGTCGGTGGTCCCAACTAAATCTAAATAAAAGATTTGCCATTATGCAGTCACCCCGTCAATTACCTGAAAAGTCAAAGTTTCTGTATGCTGAGTAGTACCGCTCACCACAGCTTTGATATCCATCTGACACAGACCCAAAGGCCACGCTGCAGTACTTGCACCTGATTTCACATTCAGCCACCCCTTTTGAGTACTCTGATTTAATACTGCACAAGTCAAGGTTGCTACGGCGGTTCCATCCAAAGTTTTAACTTGAGAAGTAAAGGTATATCCCGTTAAATCAATCGCTCGACGCACATCATTGGCTGGATATTGCAGCGCGTCATCCATATCAACGAGCTGCAAATTTAAGTTGAATGTGTCACCACGCTTAAAAACAAAATTGCTCATAAGTGATTCCTATAGACATAAAAAAACCACCGATGAGGTGGTAGTGAATAAGGCATAAAAAAAACCGCTTCTTAGCGGTCATTTAATTAAAGTAATTTAAGGTTTGTAATCTAAATCAACACTTACTCCAGTAACTACATTATGTTTAGTTCCACCAAGACTATTCACATTGGCCAAACGTATATTCACATCGGAAACACATAGCTTGTTTTCGCTTTGCCACTTCTTAAGTTCAACAGACATAACATCTTCAAGATGTCTTTCCAGTTCTTGCCGTTTAATTTCGATTTCTTCTAAAGTCAGCATACATGACATATCAATTCACCTTAAACCCAATGCTCACATTATACTGAATGAAGTCAGCATCTTGCCCGACAAAAATTGATTGTCCTTCTAAACATTCTAGATGATCGATTGAGTAATATTCAAAATGGGCAAGCCAAGCATCACACAGTTTTGTGATTTCCATTATTCCTGAATTGGGACGTGAAAAGCATTGAATCATGATATTACCGGTACGGCGTGTACAAGGACTATCAGCAATGCCTGAAATAAAGCTCGGCCCACCTGCAATCGTTAAACGGCACCATAAACCTTCTTTAGGCACCGTAAAGCCTGGTGCATTTGGATACTGAATCCGTTCCTGAGCAATACCCGTAAAGCTTTGCATGCGATCAATAATAGCTTGCCTTGTCTGCTCTAAAGTCATTGCCATTTTAGCCACCGTACTTTTGAGAAATAAAGTTAAACGTGAGGCCATAAATACCTTGTGGCGCTTGATCAGACCAGCCGTTTTCTAAGCGTTCAGCATATGGCTTATTGTTTTGTATGTAGACCAAATTACCCAGCTTAAACTTAACGGCTTGAAGAGCTGCATCCTGCACCGCATTAGTTTCAGGTCCACGTACACCATAGTCACCAGATCCAATTGAGACGATATGAGAAGCACGATAAGCGCCAGTATCAACAGGACTTGAAACAACTAAAGATTGAACAGCATCCATTGTAATTTTCTTTACCTTTTCCTCTGCCGTTTTAGCCACATCAAAACTAAAATCAGTTGGCTTTTTCCCCTTCCATCCCATAAATTTCCCCATAAAAAAACCGCCAAAATGGCGGTTATATCTCAATCAGGTTTCACTTCAGCCAATAGCTTCCCTAGCTTTTCAGCAAGATCATTCATATCTGGAACGTTACCACTCTTCAGATCACTCATAAATTCATTGATAGCATTTAGTAAAGCAAATTGAAGAAAACGTGTAGTATTAACTACAAAATAATCGGGTGAGTTAAATTCTGTATTCACGTCATTTAGATGATTTAAATTATCCACAAACCATAGTTGCCGAGAAACTTTCTTATTAACTATATCTCGTGAAATAGAAGAATGATTATGAAGCATACCATTTCGTGATGCCCAAATTTCTTCTGCAGTTATTTCTGGATAATGTTTAATAAAATACTTATTCAACCAATTTTTAAAATAAATATTTACTTGGGTTTCTGAAACACTAATTAACCATGCTAATTGATCAATGAGAATATATGTACAATATTTAGCTTGAGAGAAACATCTATTTTTATATAAAAGCTTTATTCCATTTAAAGATTCTTGGATATGACTTTCTAGATTATCTAAATTAGGTTGTTTTGACATATTTACTCTACGTTATTAGAAATTTACAAATATAAAATACCAAATAACTATAAAAAATGAATCAAACTTTTCTCAACTGGCATTTCCAAATAGTTGAGGCAGGGTCTTGCTGTATATGAATAACTCGAAATGAGCCTAAGGCTGTTAGCCATTCATCTTCAATTTTAGGTGTCATGGACACTTCATTTTGAAGCACGGTAGCCTTCTTATCTGTGGCCAGTACTCCAAGCGTCTGAATCTCATATTGACTGTATGAGCCAAACAGAACGCCACGACCAGAATAGTTTTCTTTAACTTCGACATACGTTTCAGTTTTAGGATCCCAATCTTTTCTTGAGATCCGCTCACAAGTAAATGAATGAACGGCGTCCGCTAAATCTTCATTAAATGCTTCATCAATATCTGCCTGAATTTCATCACGTAAGCCCATTAGATTTTCCTGACAAAAAAGACGGATTTCCGTTTGCAATACGGTTTTATCAAATCAAGAATGAATTGCTCGATTGCACTAAGCTTTACTGATCCGTCCTGATATTCCTTTTCGGTCTCAACCGTATCAGCTTTGACTTTCTTACGTTTTAGTGCCTGTTCTTGCCCTTGATATAGATCACCTTTAATAATGCCCTTGATGATTTGATAGGAGGCCATTTTTAAAGGTTCAGGTACTTGGGTAGCATCTTCATAAGGCTTAACGTTACGTGCTAATAGATAAGCTTCTGACATCTGAAGGTATTGAGCCTTATCACTAGCAGATAAAGCATCAAAGCCTTCAACATGTTCTATCGCTTCTTGTTCAGTGATAAAGCTCATGAATTATTCCTTTGGAATTAATGCTAAAAGTTCATCTTTTTTAGCACCTGCTTCAAATGCAATGCCTTTTTCAGTTAGTACAGCTCGAAGCTCATCTACTTTTAGACCAGCATAGTTAATTGGTTGTGGTTGAGTATCACTTGGTTTTTGGTCATTTTCAGGTGTTTGACCACCTTCACCTGATTCAAGTTCAGCAATACGTGCTTTCATTGCTTCGGTATCATTTTGAAAGGCAATAAATTCGCCCTTTACTGTTGCCAGTTGTTCTTCGAGTTCAGCAATTTTTGTTTCTGTCATTTGTTGTCTTTCCCGTGCACGGTTAAATGATGAAAGTCCCATATGTGGATCTCCAAAAAGATAAGGCGGTGTTACCCGCCTTTTTGTTATTTGATCTTGTGCTTGAATGCCACAATACGGATCTGTTTAGGATCGTAGACACGTTCCCAGTTACCGGCTGTAGCAAGACCGGCATTATTAGGTGCAATACCTGTATCACCTGCCCATTTAATGCCACGAGGATGTAGCACAAAGTGACGGCGGTTAATAAGAATGTCAGTACCAGCAAGACTATCACGGTCTGTTTCTACACCAACCGGTGCACCAATATCTTGGAAACCAATTGCTCCTTGACCAAACAGGAATGAAGTAAAGACATCACCCTCCACTGGCATACCATCATCAACGATCACACGACGGTCCATAAAGGTTTTGTAGAGAACCACACCATCAGCATCTCGAACAGTTTCAATTAAGCCTTGCTTAGCTAAAGCAGCCATGGTTGCCGAGTGCATTGCAATAGCCGTTAATTTATCTACGGCATCACCCAACTTATAAGAAGCATCAACAAAAGATACGCCATCAATTACAGCTGCAGCTCCAGTTCCTGCCGAAATATCATGGGTATTACCTGCCATGCTGGCCGCCCCGAATACACCTTTGAGGGTATTTACGGTAAAACCTTGAAACTCACGCGACCAGTAATCTGCCACCAGATCACCAACCGCACCAAGTGGATCGTCACCAGATAATGCTTTAGCCAAATCATTAGCGCCCCATGCTTTACCACGTGCATGAAGAATCGCAATATCCTTGCCTGAAGTGATGTTATTTACAGATAAAGGTTTTGAATCTGAAAGTACTTCTGACTCACCGCTTAAATCATTCCAGAATGGGATATTTACAGTAGTACCACCCTCTGTTCCGAAAGCTACATCTACATCTAAATCCCCAACAATGCCAGACTGCCATAATGCAGACTTTTCGGCAGTTTTATTTAATACGTACGGAGTGAATAACTCGGGTACGATTACATCAGCAATTTTTGTATCGCCCATTAGGCTTTACTCCTTAAAGTTTAATACCGTGTTTTGCCGCTAGCTCTTTAGCTAGTTGCGGGTTTTCATTTCGTAATTGCGCCAATTTGGTCATATTTACCGAGCCATCTGCTTTGAGAATGTCTGGCTGACCTTTTGAATTGTTACTACCTGGTGCGCCCATACCATTTGGTTTAGGCCAGTAATACGGTTTTTGCTCGCGTAGAGATTCAACCCATTCTTTTGGGGTCATCGGTGTCTGGCCGTCTTTACCAATGACTACTTCCCCGTTTTCATCAACTGCCACAGCTTTGCCGTTTTCATCTAATGCAAATTTTGACTGAGCTAAAAAGGCGATATCAGGGGTCGCTTCTGGCAATGCTTCAAGTTCAATTGCAGCCTGCACAATTTGGCTTTGAATCACTGATTGCTTGAACTTTTGAGCATAAGTTTCGGCTTTATCAGCACGTTCTTTTTCGGCTTTCAGTAACTTTTCATGTTCTTCACGCATCTTCTCGGTGCGCTTTTGAATCACTTCATTAACTTTGCCGTCTGCGATTAATTTGGCCTCTTCATCTTGGTCAAGTTGGGCAAAGACTTTCTTAACAATTTCAGGATCAATTCCCTCAAATTGTTTTTGAAGTTCCTGAAGTTGTCGATTTGCAGTTCTTGCAGCCTCACGCTCGCTTTGAAGTGCAGATTTCAAACCTTTTGGATCTTCATAGCCTTCTAGATCAAGGCGAAACTTCCCGTTTTCCTCGACATATAAAGCTCGGTGTTCTTCTTTGATTGCATCAAGTGAATCAACAATAAATGGCAATGACATGTTCAAACCTCTCGTTTGATTTGGGTAAAGCCTTATCTCAAGGCATTAAAAAAGCGCCCCTAAGGACGCTAAATTTCGATTGAAAACTTAGTAATTTGTTGCAAATAAACGGTAGCCTTCTAGCTCCCAAAGTTTATTTTCAGCTGACTATTCTGCATTTCCACGAGCCATACGCTCACCAATTTCAGCATCAAAGTTTTCAGCATTCACACATGCACTAAAACCCGTTGCTAAGAAAAACTTTCCATCTAAAAATGCATGGACAAAAGTAGATGTCGTGCCACCGGGGCGTTGCTCAACCGTATATGTAACACGCTCCATCAATGAATCAATTTGCGCTTTAGTTACTCGGGGTGCCACAGACTTTTCAGCTAACTCTTGCTCTGTTACTTCTTTGATCATTTTCTTCTCACAAAAAAAGCACCCGAAGGTGCTAAGGTTAAAAATTAAGTTCTAATTGATGAGTGCAATTGCTTTTAATCTTTCAAAAGTAAAACCATAAATTGCCATGGCTCTTGAAATCTTAATTTGAAGAAATGGCACCAGAATTAATTTTGTGCTCAGAATATATTGAGCATCTGACATAGTGATTTGCTTTTCAGACATTTGTAATACCTTTCGCTACATTTCCTTTGTTTGATTTGGCCTTGGTGCATCACTCACTAAGCGAACACCATGAGCACCATATGCTTCAAAAGTTACAGTAATTGTTGCGGGTCCATTTAAGGCATCAGAATTCATCTGTACTGCTCTCTGTCCAGCTAGAGGTTGTCCAGTTTCTTCATCACAAATAACCAGATAACCTTTCAAAGTAGGGTGACGCTTTAGCACTAAATGTCTTGACTCACTCATAAGCCCAACTCCTTAAAGGTTTGCTCATCCAACTTTCGAAGTTGGTCCAATATGTATAACCGCCCCTCTGGATCGAAGAACTTATCAAAATCAAATTTTCCTTCCTTATAGAGCTTGTAACGTTTCGGCCCCAACCATTCTCTTTGAAAGAAATCATCTGTCTTCTTGAAGAACTCTCTAAACGTAGTATTGGCATCTAGCTGCCCTATTAACTGGCTACGCTCTTCTTTCGGGATGTCTTTAACTCGACGTTCATCCATTACAAATGGACGTTCGCCAACAAGTTGGCCGTCTTTCTCGACTGGTACCAAAATACTTCGGCAATTAGGATGCAACGGCGGTACACGCTTTGCTGGATCGTTAATCTCCCATACGGAACCATCAAGAGTTGCACAAAGTTTTGAAGTTCTTCCGTCTAAAGTTGCTACCAGTCTTACGTATTCAAAGCCAATCTGGTTAAAGCTATTTAGATATGCTTGATTGGCCACATGACTACGAACTGTCCTCACTGTACGATCGATATCAGTCTTAGAGCTACTTAAAAGCCCATCCTCATAATTAAGCCGTTTGGTACCACGAATGCGCTGAACTATTTCCTGATTTGTTTTACCTGAGTTGATACCATCCCGAATTGCATACTCAACCTTTTGACGGGCATTTTCAGCAATTCTGGATAGCAGATCATCAACAAGAGCCCCACCTACCAATGGTATTTTTTTAGCTGCGGCATATAGCTTTTCACCATTTGGCTTTTTGATCTTGCCACCATATAGCTTCGCCGTGTAATTGGCTTCATAAACAGCCAAGGCAGTAGCAGAAACAGCGAAAGCTTCAGGTAATGCAATATTTAGTCCTATAAACCACTGAGCAATCAGATCACGAACTTCCTTCAGATTAGCTGTAGTGTACTGCCCACTTGCTAGAGCCATCTTTTCAGAATCATTTAATTCATCAAGCAAATCCCGAAGCTTTGCCAACATTAATGCTGACTCATCATTAAAGATTTTTAATAGCTCATTAACAGATTGAGAAGACACCCGATATAAATACGCCTGATGTTGGGTAAGTACTTCAATCAATGATTTATCTTCTTTTGAAGCCATACATCACCTCTACAAAGGAGTGTTATCACGCTCTATTTCTACCCGCTTCACTTCTTCCTGATAGTCGTGAGCTGGTAATTTACCTGTCATCAGGTATTCCCAATATGTGCGGAAAGAGTTTTTCCCTGAAATAGCACCCTCATAAAGCTGTTTTGCAAGATTAATATCCGTGACCTGCACAATAAACTCAGGTTCAACCGTAAATGAATATTTTGTCGAATCCAGCTTTAACCACTGCGCTGCATACTTAATGGCTTGTTCAATTGCTGCAGCTGCACACATCACGATACTGTGAAGACTTGCCTGCTGGTCATCCTGACGTGCACGGCGTGCCTCACCTGATTCTTGTGTATTGGTATCGACTACCTTGGCACCAGCCTCTAATGCTGCATTTTTCTGCGCATCCATTTCCTTTTTAGTGAGTTCAATGCCGCTACCTGAAATTTCCAAATAACCACATTGTGAATTTGGAGGAAGACTCCAGACAGCCATAACACCAGTAACGCTAATATCTTCATCACCCTCAAGTCCATTAATCCAAGGCTGCGGATGAGCTGTATGGTGAAGTGACTGGTAATAATCTGCACTAAGTTGGTAATACTTCAGAGCAGCCTTGGCCATTGTCAAAAGCGGTATGGTACCTACATCTGGGGAATTACTAGTGGCACCGCAGAAAACAAATGGTGTGAAAGAAAGTTGATTACCGCCGAGATCAGGAGTTTTATCCTCCACATTTGAACCATCGAACAATCGGACCGCTAATGCTCCATCATCCATAGATAGAACGCGGTGAACCGTTTTAGTTTCGTGCCCGAATTCATCTTCACTATTATCAAATTGCTCCTCGAGCACTAACAGTTTTAAATCCTTTCGACCACCGATACTGTTTTCCTTCCAGTTGATAATAGATAACGCATCATATAAGGCGAAATATGGCACTCCTTTAGCATCAACATCAACAAGCAGCCCACAGCGCCCAAACTCTAGCAACTCTGAACAAATGCGAATAAAGAGCTGTTTAAGCCCAAAACCGTCATTTGTTGCATTCTCTATCAATCCTTTAAGTAGAGAACTTTCAATCACAATATTCGGCTCAAGCTTTGAAACTAACCCGATCATTGTGCGTAATGCGTCCTGAACCCATAGCGGATACTGAGCTCGACTTAGATAGGCCTTATAAATCTCTCCAGTCGTATCACCTTGCTTTTCAGCCTCAATCATTCCGGCCGATTTAGCTAGGTACTTAGTTTGTGCCTGTTTAATCTGCTCTTCACCAGCAACGGCGTCTCGCATAATTAACCAACTTTTTTGTGCAGCAATATACTGCGGATGTTTATCAGTAACTGCCATAAAAACACCAATAAAAAAGCACCTAAAAAGGTGCGTTGTTTAACGAGAAAAACCAGCGATTGTGCGCCGTTTAAATACTTTCTGAATGATGATCGGAAAACGTTTAGCTAATGGATATCCACCAGCATCGCCAACGTGGTCCAAACCAGCGCTTTTATCTGGCATTCCAAAATCATCATAGACTTGCTGTTCTAAAGTAGCCGTAAAGTTAGGACACTTATTTGTGTTCACTTTTAAGTGTCGTTCACCCTCGGCATTTAGGATTTGTGCATTAACAGCAGTAATACGATCTTTAATTCCGGGATTCACACCATTCACTTCAACTTTGAATCCATTTTTCTTTAAGATTGCATGATCTGATTCACTGAAGTTCTTTGAAGATGTTGCCTGACCTGAAGCATCTGGAATCACGGTAATATCGTGATCTGGAAAGCGCTCATTAATCAATTGACACATCGTCGGTGTATCTCTCACCCCAACCAGTTCATCTAAAGCTCTTGGCTTTCCTTCTCTAATGACATAAACCACAGCAGCCATTTTAAGCACGTTAAAATCCATACCAATGAGTAAAGGCTCACCTTTCTTAATTTCTTCATCCGTGTGGTTTAGAACTCGATCAAAGTCGGGGTAAACAGCACCGCTGGTTAAGTTGACAAACTGCCCCCTTAAGTAAGCTGAAATCAGTTGTGGAGGATAAGACTCATAAAGTGATGATATGTAGTCTTCTGGAAGATTAGCTTCATTGTCATAAGTTGAAGCTTGAATCATTCCATAGAGTTTACGCTTAGCCTCGGATTTATTTGCCTCTTTAACAAATTGCTCGTATGTAAACTTAAAACCTTCAGGAGTTGTGGCCACATCAATACCGTTGAGCAAACCAGCTTGCTTGTAACGCATACGTGCAATGATCTTACGCCAAGCTTGTTGTGCCTTGACCTTGGCCATGACATCAAGCTCATCAATCAGGGCATGGCCAATTTTAAAACCAACAATTGTTGCTGGTTTCTCCATAGATCGGCAAATGATTGTGGTTCGATATTGCCGACCATAATAGATATCAACCTCTTTATTGGTTTCATAAACCTTAGTTTTAAGTCCCCAATCGGAAGCAACCTCTTCAATAGTTGGAAAGAAAATGTCGCGAATCTGCGGGTAAGTTGGAGCAAAATAACCCAAAGGTACTTTTGGGAATTCCCAAGCTTTGTTGCATAAACTGGAGCAGCCAACCCAAGTCTTTCCCGATCCAAAGCCAGCGACAAATGCGCGGAACTTCTTTTCCATCTGCAAAAAATTAGCCTGAGGTACATTCAGCGTCGGATTGATGTTCGGCATCTTTTTTACTCGCATCCACAACTTGAATAGTTACCTTGACTGGTGTTGGATCTTCATCACCTCCACCTTCTCTCAACTTTTCAATCTCAAGCTGTTTTAACTCAAGATTTAATAACATCAGGTCATAACCCTGCATTTCTTCACGAACCTGTTTAATAACCCCTTGCTTCATAAGCCTGTTGTTCTTCCAGTCTTCATAGATCTTCTGAAGCTCTTTGAGTCGGTAAGCTTTATTAGCTAAAGGGATGTCATAAACATTCTTTTGAAAATCTGCTCTGGTTTTATTAAACAAAGTAGTAAGTTTCTTACTTAAGTTTTTCCCTGCTGGCTTTGTTGGATCATAGGCCGCTACTTGTTGCCTTGGAATTTCGACTCCAAATTCTTGTTTTACAGCATCCGCAACCTGCTGAGGGGTATCAAAGCAAGCAAGAGACTGAACTATAAAGATTTTTATAGGCTCTTTAAGTGTTGCCATAATTGCCCCTTCGTAAAACTACGTAAAACAAAATAGGCAAAAAAAAAGAGCCATTCGGCTCAGTTGATTACGCAGTTTCCGCAGCATTTTGAAATATCTAGATTTGAAACAAACGGCGGATTCTTCGCAACCTCAACAAGACGTTTAACGCTCTTACTTGCTCCCCACCGTTTAGTTACACCAATAAACTCTTCGACATCGTGACCAGCTAAATAATGTTTTGGTAACCCTGTTGAACTACTAAAGATCATCTCACCGTTTTCATCACGTTCTGCGCCTATATGGTAAAGCTCATGCTCAAGCAAAGCACAAAACTCACGATCATTTGCTTTGTCGCAAAATGTAGCATCAATAGTGATTAAGTAAGTTGGAACAAAGCCGAACCAGTCTCGCATCTGTTGCTCTTGTCTAGCTTTGCGCCAGCCACCAACATTGAACATGACTTTTTCGCACTGGCCTAACACCATAGCTTGCTTGCTTTTATATGCAGAAGAGGCCCAAGCAAATGCTAAAAATTCTTCATTATCGTGAAGCAGCTCAGCTATGTGATCATGATCGGGATTATAAAGAGATCCACCAATAGTTAAGTAATTAGCAACCACCCATTTTTTTAAGTCCGGTGCTGGTGTTAGTCTAATTGCTTCCTCTTCTTCAGCTTGATCAATAAAATCAGTCGGTGGAAATGGTCTGATCTGCTCCATCTTCAATTCTCGCTAATTCGTCTTTTATCCAGTTGATGACATATCCCGACAAAATAGAATCTGGATGAAAGCGCTCTATTTTGTAACCCATCTCTTCAGCATGATCATATCGATTAAGACTCCATGCTTTATTTGACAGCTTTCCACCACGCCCACCAGACCAGGGACCACCCTCAATTTCAATGAGCAAACGCAATTTCAC